GACCGCCGAGACCCGACGCCTGCTCGACATATCCCCCGCGCGGGCGGATGCCGTCCGGCTCTGGCCACCAGTTGCGCAGAACCGGCGCGAACTCCGGCTCCATCGCGGTCAGCGGCTGTTCGGTGTTCCAGCCCTTCCACGGCACGGGCAAGGGCTGCGTCTGCGACCGCATTCCGCGCTTGCTGACTGTCCTGTCGCGCTCCCGCGCTGGCGCGAGCATCAGGCCGACACCTTCGCCGGCTTGGCGGTCGAAGTCGGCTGCTCGGCGGGAAGGCGCATCGCGCGATCTGCCCTCACGCGATACTCGACAGCCTGCTCATACTGATCCAGCTCGTCCTGATACTCGTGCCCCTTCAGGCGACGCCAGCGCCAGATCACGGCCTGCGTGATGATGTCCTCGGGGATCAGACAGTTGTCGGTGTTCGCACCGAAGGCGTCCTTCTGGATTGGCGTCGCATCCGCGCTCTCGATCCAGTTCGTGGAGACATATTCGAGCGTGACAGGCGCGCTCGGAACCGGCGCGATTTCGATATTGGGCTTGCGCAAGAGGAAGCGCGGCGGCGAGGTAGATGCAGCCGCCCGCTTCAGGTTCATCTCGGCGTCGGACAGCGCGCCACGCACGGGCGTCATACCAATCCTGACCGGCGAGCCCAGCGTCAGGCGCTCGAAATCGCCGGGAAGCTGACCGGGCGTCGTCGCATAGTTCTGCGTCTTCACGAGCCGGCCCCAATCGTGACGACGCAGCAGTTCCTTGCCGGCTTCCGTCGTCAGGATGACAAGCTCCTGATGGAAGCGGGCGCTCGACCCGAAGACGGTGGTCACCGCCGGCTGGCTAAGCTGGATCGCCGCGTTCTGGCAGATCGTCAGAAGGCTCATGGCATGGGCCTCGCGAAGCGCATGCGCGACTGTGAGAAGCGGGCCATCTGGTCGGCACGCTGTGCGGAGCGGATAGCGCCGCCCACCAACTCGCCGACCATCGCCGCGCGCGCCGCATCGGACAGGTACACGCAAGCCTCGTAGGCGACGGCATAGAGGTAGAGGTCGGGGTGCTTGGCGAGCAGCCAGTTCGTCTGGTCCGTCGCCGTCTCCAGCGGAGGGATGGCCGCGTAATAGGTCAGCGCCACGCCCCGCTGCGAAGGCGGGCGTACGAGCATGTTGCCGCGCTGGATGAGATAGCCAACGGGATCGCCGCCTTGATACTGGCGAGCAGCGTTGTCGGCGCCCATTGCACGGAGGATGATCGGCGGTGCGCCGGTCGTCGCCGCGCTCTTGACCTCTAGGAAGTCGTCCGGCAGCGGAATTGCACCATCGGCGTCGCCAGCGAGCGTGACCGTCGTTTCCTGGTCCGCAAGCCGCAACGCGCGGTTCAGCTTCGCTTCGGCCATGCCGATGAAACGGGGCATGGAATCCACGAGCGCGCTGTTGTTCAGGTGCTCGCCGACCGCGAGGACGAGTTCGGAATAGTCGGCGATGGCGGCCATCAGAGAACGCCTCCTCGAGTGCGCCAGGCGCGATTGTCGGCGTCGTTGAGCCAGCGGTTCAGGTAGGCGTCGTCACCGGCCTTCAGCGCCTTCGACAGGCCATCCTCGTTGAACAGGAGGTTCATCGGGACGGAGGCGATTTTCGTGTACCCATCGCGCCAGCGGGTATTCTGCGAGGCCATCGCCTCGGCGTGGTTCTGGTCGATCAGCTCCTGCGTCATCAGGAACTCGGTCTTCTTGAGCAGGCGACCATCGCCGAGCGGGAAGAAATGGTTCATGACGCCATTGGCGGCGTCGTACTCCGACCATGGCTCTGTCGGCAGATCGACGGGAAGGCCGGGGTCAACCTCGACCTTCAGGTTTTCGATGTCCGGGAGGTCCGACATCACTCGGCGCCCGGTTCCTTGGCGATGCCGCGGCTCACGAGGCCGAGAGCCTGCTTCGGCGGCAGAGGGATGACGGTGCCGGCGCGGTGCCGAACCTCTTCCTCGTCCCACCAGTCGCGGACGATCTCGACATTCACCATGCCGGCAGGCGCTTCGACAGGCTTCGGCGGGCGCCCGCGGCGCTTCGGGGCGTTCTCGGGCTCCGCCGCCTCCATGGCCGCGCGGACATCGTCGGGAAGGTCAGGATCTTCGGACAAGGGCTTTCTCCGGAAAGAGGAAGGGGCGCAGTTTCCCGCGCCCCCGTTTGGTCATTACTGCACGTCGGCAACGACGCCGTTGCCGGCCTCGTTGCGAACGATGAGCGTCCATTCGGCGATGACCGCACGCTTCTCGGCGTCGCCCGTCTTCGCCAGCTTCTGGCGCTGGAAGGGACGCAGATAGGCGATCTCCAGCATCGACGGGTCGAGCGCGAACACGTCGCGGACACGCGGCACGGCGGCGGCGGCCATGATGTAATTCGGGACGACCTTCAGCGTGCCGAAATCGGACTTGTAGAAGTCCGCGCCGGCCACGATGGAGCGGGCACCCGTCACCTTGCCGTCAACCGGCATGGTGGCGTTCGTGCCGAGGTTGCCCGTGAACGCCGAGAACTGGCGCTTGCGGGTCGGCGCCATCATCAGCACGTTCGGCTTGCCGCCGGCCGTGTAGGCTGCCTGCATCACGTCCTGAACCTGCGTCTCCGCGAAGGTGCGGAGGGTGCCGTCAGTGGCCGCGACGGTCAGGCCGGTGCCGGAGTTGAAGCCGCCATTCGCTCCGGTCGCACCGCGGGACACGTTCGACGTGAGCCAGGACGACAGCGAGCCGGACTGACGAGCGGTCGCGGCGGCGCCGAGCACGGAGGCCTGATTGCGGGCGAGCACCGCGGCCTCGATGTCGCGCATCACCTCCTTGCCGTATTTGAGGTTAGCGCGGCCGATTTCCGAGTTGCCCGGTCGGCCCGCCTTCTTCACCTCCTCGGCAGTGCCGGAGACCATGAAGGTCTTGTAGCTGATCTGCGTGAGATTGGAGACGCGGACGGGCTGGGCCACGTCGGCATAGCCATAGTCGTCGCCTTCGAGCTGGGCGTTGGCCTGGTTCGGGGCGGCGAGCGTGTCCGTCTGCCACTCGTGACGAGTGTTCTTGGCTTCGGACTTGCCGATCATCGACAGGAGCGGCGTCTGCTCCGGCGTGATCATGTAGATGGCGTCGCGAAAGTCCTCGCGACGGCCAACGAGATCGTAGGTGTCGGTCGTGCCGGCAACCTGGGTCATGGCGGTGTTCCTTCAGTCGTTGAAGCGCGCGGCCAGCGTGTCCATCAGGGCCTGATCGCTGCCGCTCTGTTGGGCTCGCTTCACCTGCTCCCGGAAGTTCGTCCCACCCTGCGGGCGCTTTGCCGGCGGCGACCCAACAGGGGGCGTCTTGCCCGGCTGCTGGCTCTTCTGCGCCTGCATCTGGCGGTATCGCGCCGCGTCAGCGATCACGAGGAACATGCGATGATCCTCGATCTGGCTGATCGTCCCCTTGTCGAAGCCGTAGCTGTCGAGCGTCGATGCGAGGCGGCCGATAAGCGCCTCGTTCTTCGCGGGGTCCTTGAGCTGCGGGAGGTGCCCGGTCAGGGCGTCCCATTCAGCCTGGAGGCGGGTTGTCCGCTGCGCCTGCGTCTCGCGTTCCGTTTCGGCCTTGGTCTTGGCCTCAAGGTCGGATTTCTCCGAAACGATCGAGCCGATATCCGCCATCGCGCCGTCGTAGATGGCCTTCTGGCGGGTGAACTCGATGGGATCGGTGAAAGCGAGCTCGCGGGAGGGTTCCGGCGGGAGATAGCGGGAGAGAACCGCCAGCGCCCGGTCGAGAGCTTGTGAAACGTGGGTTTCGTGCGTCCTGACCCGCGTCCGCTCGTCCTCAAGGCCCCGCCGATGCTCGGCGAGTTCCTGGGTCTTGCGGCTGTAGTCAGCCTGCCGAAGCGCACCGTCGCGCCACTCCTGGATCTGTGCGGGGGTGGCCTTCGTCCCGTCGCCGAGGGTGACCCCCAGCGCGGGCTCGCCGGCCTTGTCCTTGTCGCCGTCCTTCGTGGCGCCGTCCTCTTCGGCAAAGAGCACGTCTTCGTCTTCATCCGACTTGGGGGACTGCTGGTCGTCCGTCTCGGCCGGCCTGTCCTTGGCAACGGTCTGGTCGTCATCGACCGTCTCGTCTTCGAGGAACCGGGCAATCAGGGCGTCGTCGCTCTGGTCCTGGGCAAGTGGTTGCGCGTCGGCAGTCCCGGCATCGGCCAGGTTGTTGTCGCTCATCGCTGTTCTCTGGTTCTAGTGTGCGCCCGTCAGGCGACGGGCTGCCTCTTCGGGGGAGGTGCTGCGGACATGCGCCGCAATTCCCCGTCAAGAGCTCGGATTGCCCTGACCATGTGGAGCGCATCGCTCACGGCGTCGGGGTCTGAAGGAGCGGCCGACAGGGCGCGCTCGAAATGGTCCTTCTCCAGCTTGGCGAGCGTCGCCTTCAGGAGAGGATTGTCGCGGAGGAATTCGGCGTCCTCCCTGCGGAAAGTGGTCATGCCGTCACCTCGTTGCCGAGAAGGGCGGGCTCGGCGGGCTCAACAGGCTTCGACGCGATCCGCATCTGCTCGATGAGGATTTTCGTCTCGTTGTTGGCCTGAGCGATCCGCTCGTTGGAGGCGATGCGCTCGCGCTCGAGAGCGGCGTCCAGATCGGCCTTCTGCTGGCGCAGGATGGCGTCGCGCTCGGCGTTCTCAGCGTCGCGGTCCATCTCCTTCTGCTTCACCATCAGGTCGGCCTCGGCCTGCGCCATCTCCTTGTCGCGGGCGACCTCCATGCGCACCGCCTCAAGCTGCTGCGCGCCCTGGACCTTCATCGTCTCGATCTGGCCCTGCGATTCGATCTTGAGCCGCTCGACCTGCATCTGGCCTTCGATCTTCATCTGCTCCGGCGTCGGCTGTGGCTTGTTCAGCGCTGCGATCTGGTCCGGCGAGGGCTCGGTGAAGAACTGCTCGACGTGGCGAAGCCCTGCGGCCTCAACCCCGCGCTTGAGGGCAGCGAACAGGTTCTCGGCGGTGACGAAGGGATTGACGCCCGGCTTGCCGAAGGCGGCCATCAGCTTTTCCTGCGCGATGCCGATCTGGTTGATCATCATCATGTCGCGCTCGCGCGAGCCGGCGCCGAGGCCCGTATTCACCGTCGCGTCCATATCGACGTTCCACATGCGCGGATCGAACTGCACCCACTGATTGCGCAGGCGGATCGTGCCGGCCTTGTCCTGATGCTTGGCGAGCAGCTTCAGCAGGCCGCGGAAAAGGCGCTTCAGGCCGCTCTCGGAAATGGTCCGCGCCATCAGCTCGACGCGCGCGGTATTCGAGTTCTCGAAGACGCGGGTGGCCGCGGCCGTCTGGTTCTGAAGCGCATCCGGCGAGAGGCCCGAAGCGGCATCGGAAACGCCGGTGCGGTCGGTCACCACCCGGTCGAGATATTCGAGCATGCCGAAGGACTCGCCGGCCACGAACGGCGTCTTGGTATATTGCACAGCCCGGTTGGCATCGGCCCCGGGCTTGATGACGATGGGCTTGCCGAACTCAGGATTGGTGACCGCTGAGGGATCTTCGACCGAATCCGCATCGACAATCGGCTGCGGCATGTTCTGCGCATATAGGTTGTCCAGCGTCTGCCGGAACAGCATCGTCTTCACGCGCTGAATGTCGCCGACGTCATCAAAGACCGACCGGCCCTCGCGGCGATGCGCAACGATCTCCGTGCGGATGTCGGCGTAGGGGATTTCGTCCCAATCCTCGTTGACCAGCACCTTCCGGCCTTCGCTGCCCCCGGCGAGACAGACGCGGCGCAGCTCGGCGATGCCGTCGTTGTCGAAATCGACCCGCACGAAGCACTCGAAATAATCGACCGGCTCGTTCGACGGGTCGCTGGTCTGGTTCTGCTGGAAGAAGAACGTCCGGTCCTGCCGCGCGCTCTTGTCGTCGTCGGCCTGGAAGGCGCTCGACGTCTGAAGCTCGTCCACCACCTCGCGCGGGTAGCCCATCGCGACGAGATCGGAGCGGCGCAGGCGCGTGCGGTCGCCTGCGAACTGAGCCTCACCCACGGACAGGGCGTCGGGGTCGATCAGGAAGTCCTCGGGTGCTACGGAGATAATCTTCGGCGATGACCGCATGCGCTTGCAGCGGACGCGGCCGGAATAGACCATCTGCGGCTCCATCAGGCCGCTCTCGTCCGGCATGCCGGCAGGATCGGGCTCTGTGGAGGTCTCCAGAACCTCCACGCCCTCTTGGGCGATCAGGCCGACCCATTCGATTTCCGAAAGACCGGACACGCTCTTGGCGGTGACATCGATCTTCTGCTCGTAGAACCACTTGATCACGCCGTTGCGGTGCTGGAGCGCATCCTGAAGGGCGCTCCACAACACGTCATAGCCCGACCATTCGTTCTCGAATTTCCACGAGATGACATCGGACGCCTGATCCGCCATCGCCTCGTCTTCCGGGCCGACCGGCTCATAGTCCACGATGCGCGCGCCGCCCATGAACACGCGCATGAGCGACGGCAGCA